TCGCGCTCGAGGAATCACAACTCGAGGACCTCATCCCCGACCTCGCAAAGAAACACGTCGCCGCGCTGAAGTCACACGACCTGCACATGATCGAGATAGAGTTCGTCGACGAGCCGGATCCGCTGCAAAAGTTCTTTCGATTCGGGACCGACCCGTCTGGCATGGTCACGCCGCTCAAAATCCAACTGCGGGAGCTATGATCGTATGCAGATGAACCGCTCCCCGGTCGAGGCTCTGACGGCCGCCTTCGTTGAAATGGGCACGCCACCAAAGCCAGCTCGCGCGCTCGCCGAGTTCAATATCGAACTGATGGATCGCGCCCGCCCGCCTCGCAACATCTATGTGCTGACCCGCGCGGATCGTGAAAAGCTGTTGCTCCTCCAGGAGCTCGCCTGGGGTGAAGCCAACCCCGAGACCAAGAGCGCGAAAATGCTGTCGGTGGTGTGGGAGACCGATCGGAACGGAAGGGGAGGCCTGGTATGGAAGAACGATCAGTAAACCGCCGCGACTTCTTCGCTGCGATAGTCGCCTTTATCGCCGGCCTGTTCGGCAAGAAGGCGCTCGCCTCACTCCCGCACCGATCCGGCTGGCCCGATGGCTGGATTCCGCCGGCGCACGAGTTTTACTCCTACCTCGATGGCGGCCATATTTTCCACGTCTGGCCGCATCCACCGGAGCCCGTCAGTTTCTTTTTCGACGCCGGCGGGAAGCTCTGGGAGTTTGGTCCGACCTCGACTAAACTGTGGGAGCCCGTCGGCTTTCCCACGCTGCCACAGTTCCACCGCCACGCTTTCGCGCTGGTCTCGGACCCGGTTCCTTTCGAGCGCGATGCGCCGTTCACCACCGAACCGTCGGGCAACATCGGGCGCGACATGAAGTACCACGCCGCACGCCGCAACGAGCTCGCCGAGAAGATTTACGGCCAGGCTTACGAGGCCGCAGCCGCCGGGCGCCCGATGCCGACGGCCGAGGAACAAGAGCAGGCCTTCCGCGACCTCAACGCCATGCTCGACCGCTGGAGCACGGAACCGTGGAAGGTCTGACCCCATCCACCGTCACGGTCGACGAGCTCGCCATTATCCAACCAGCCGACGGCAAGTGCACCGACTGCGATGAGGATTGTCTCGACATGATCCCCGACGAAATTCGGGCCTGCGCGGCGCTCGCGCCGGAGACCGGCTACTGCCCGTTCATGGACTGAAACGCCGGATCCCGCCCCAAACCAAAATCGACGCGCTCTGTTTTAGCGTGTATACTTCCAGCAGTGCCATTAGTTCATGACGCCGTGCTGTCATGCTGACCACCACAGCCACACGCGGCCAGGAAGATAAGGCCGGCAAGTCCAACGCCGCAGACGATCTGATCTGCGAGGAAATCCGCGAGCGCTACAACGAGTGGCAGGCCCGCGACGCGGAGTTCCTGGCTAACTCCGATTTCGAGCTCGAGTTCGCCGCCGGCAATCACTGGAAAGATCCGGAGAGCAAAGGTGACACCCGGAAGGACATGCAGAATCTCGGCCGTTCTGCGTTCACGATCGATCTGATCAATCCCTCCGTCGAGCTAGTGGTCAACCAGACCCGCATCAACAAACGCTCGGCGCAGTTCATTCCCGTGGGCGATGGATCCGACAAAGCCACCGCCGAAGTACGGCAGGGTCTCTACCGGAACATCGAGCGCGAAAGCCGCGCGGCCGTCGCCCGAGAGACCGCCTACGATTATGCCGTGCGCGTCGGTCGCGGCTACTATCGCGTGCTGATCGAAGACGAGCCTGGCTTAAACTTCGACAAGCGCGTCATGATCCGCCGCATCGACGACCTGCACGCGGTCGCGATCGATCTAAACTGCATCGAGCCCGATTACTCTGACGCCGAGTGGGGCATGATCTGGGACGATATCCCGCTCCGCCAGTTCCGCGCCGATCACGGCGATCGCGCCGACCTCGACACCAGTGGGGCATCACTGCCGGAGCACGATCGCAAAATCTGGTATCCCGGCGGCCGTATCCGCCGCCTCGAATACTATCGCCGGCTGTGGTTTACGGTTCGGATCGCGAAGCTTCCCGATGGCGTTCTGCATCCGGTCACCGGCAAGCAGTACTGCCTGGCGAAGGACGTTCCTCCGGGCGTGGAGCCGGCCGCCTTCATCAACAAGCGCGATTACAAAATGCAGTGGTTCCAGGCGAGCGGCACGCAGATCCTCGACCGGGACGACTGGGCTGGCCGTTGGGTTCCGATTATCGTGGTGGTCGGCCGCGAGGTGTTCCGAGGAAGCCAACTAGGGAAGATTCACTCCGGGATGATCAGGCCCGCGATGGACGTCTCGCGCGTTCACGATTACATGGAGTCGAGACTGGTCGACGAGGTAGCTCTCGCGCCACTCCCGCACATGTTCGCGGCGACGGGCCAACTGAGCGAGGGGCAGGAAACCATCGTCAAGCAGATCAACCGCCACCCGTGGACCGTGGTCACCTACACGCCGAAGCACGCGCCTGACGGCACCCAGCTCCCCAGGCCCGAATGGGTGTCGGCCTCGCCCAACATCGGCGCCGTGGTGCAAGGTGCAGCGCACGCGAAGGACAATCTCCAGCGTGTGCTTTCGACCTACGCGCCGCAGCTCGGACTCATCCAGGGCGACCAGAGCGGCAAGGCGATCCGCGAGGTGAAGGACCAGGGCGATCTCACGCACGCCGCGTTTCCCGATAACCTCACCCGGGCCCAGCTCCATGAAGCCCGCGTCGTGAACGATCTGATGGACACGGTCTACAGCAAGCCGCGCGCCGTCACCATCAGCCAGATCGACGACACCACCAAGCAAGTTCTGATCAACCAGAAGTATGTCGACGACGGCACGGGCGAGGAGAAAGAGCACCTATTCGGATCCGGAAAGTACGACGTCGCGCTCGCGATCGAACAATCCTATCCGACGCAATTCCGCGAGGCGAGTGCGAAGCTGCTCGACATGGCGAAGGTCATTCCCGACCTGCCGGTCAAGGCGCCGGACCTGCTGGTGCAGGCCATCGGACTCCCGGGGATGCTGGGCGAGAAGCTCAAGACGCGCCTGAAGCCTGCGGGCGTCGACGACAATGATCCGCTGCCGCCGTCCGCGCGCGCGAAGCTCGACCAGATGCAGCAGGTGATCCAGCACATGAGCGACGCGATGAAGCTCGACGCCGAGCTGATCAGCCAGAAGCGCCTCGAGCTGGGATCGGCGGAACGCCAGACGATGATGAAGGTATGGGGCGCGCTGATCATCGAGGACATGAAGTACGGGAGCCAGGAAGCGCAGCTCAAATACAAGAGCATGGTAGACGCTATCAAAATTCGGCTTGCCCAGCTCCAGGGCTCGCCCGAGACTGCCAACCCCGAGCCCGGCCCGCCGGCGGGATCCGCGGCGCCGGCAGCCGCGCCGGAAGCTGGAGCTCCGGCCATGCTCCCACCTGGTGGGCCGCCCGCTGGTCCTCCGGACACTCTCCCGCCGCAATGAAGCATTACGCGATTTGGTTTACTATCAACCAGGGAGTCCACCAAAATGTACACGACGACCACGGTCAAGAAGGCGGAGCGCAAAGGGAAGGTCCGCAGTGTGACCATCACGATCGCGGAGAACGGGTTCACGGTGAACTGCGATCGCGAGCCGGTGAAGACCAAGGGCAACGCCTGCAACCCGTGCGGCTGGGAGCCCTCGAAGCCCGCAGTCTTTGACGGTCCCGACGCCGGCGCCAAGGCGCTCGACTACGTCGCCCGCGAGCTGAAGATCGACGAGGAGGCCGCCGAGGCCGCCTAAAACCGATGGCCCGAGCCAAGCGCACCGACGACCTGCCCGAGCCCACGCTCCCGCCGGCGCGCAAGACGGTCCCCTGCAATCACGTCCACGTTACCAAGGGAGCCTGCACGCTCGACTTCGGTCACAAATGCGACCACGTGTGGGAGAATCCGGACGCCGATGAGATCCCCGCCAACAGCCGCGACCATTACGAACCTCGAGGATGAGGAGGCACGCCATCATGCGACTGAAAAAGATGAAGCCGATCGCGGGCCCCTCGCGCATCGAACGCCTGGGCGGAAAGATCCGCACCGAGGAGATCCTGCTCGAGCTGCTCGGGAAGGAACGGCCCGAGCACCGCATCGCTCTGTTCGAGCGCATCGTGCCGTATCTCAAGTTCCAGCTCTCGCCCGGGTTTGACCAGTCGAAACTCCCCGACATGCCCTACGACGGGCGGCCGCCCGAGCTCGAGCAGCGGATCCACAGAGTGCCGGGATGATCGAGCTCCTCTGGCCCGACCCAGCGCAGGGCTTCCAGTGGTGGACGATCGGATGGGGCGTCGATCGCAAAAGCCACGAGGGCGTCTTCCCCGAAAGCCTCGACACCACCAGCCGCTGGTTGAAACTCGGACCCGTGTCGCTGGTGACCTGGACGTGCGCGCAGTGGCGCCGCCGCTACGAGGTGCACTGCTTCAACCGCTGCGTGGTCATGATCCCCGGATGGAAACGCCCGTAACTCTGCCGCGATTCTGCACCTCCATCGTCGGGCCAGGCGACCCGGTCTGGCACGGAAAACCGGACCGCGATCGCGCTCGAAAGATCCGGAGTCTGTGCGATCAGGACAGCAACGGCCGCCGCTACTATCGCCGGTCAATCGGCGATCCGTGGCAGCGCCTCGAGACCCCCGCCGACTTCGAGGACCTTAACCGCCTGATTTGACAAAACATTTTCTTGTGCGTATGATTCAGCCAAGTGGCAACTGAGACGCGGACGTTCGAAAGCGTGGATGCGAGCCCCGAGGCAAAGAAGGCCAACGAGGCCTACTTCGCCGAGCAGGGTGTAACGCACGAAGCGAAGGACGACGCGACGCCAGGACAGCCAGCAACACCCCCCGCAGCAGCTCCTCCAGCTTCAGCGGCAGCTCCGCCGGCCCAAGCCAGCGAGACTGTAGCCGAGCCCGAGGTGGTGCCTGATGCGGAAACCGTAGCCGAGTGGGAATCGGACCAGACCGATGGAAAGCGTCTTAGCAGGACGGCGCGTAAGAACCAAAAAACGCGCGCACTTATAGAAGAAAACGAACGGCTCAAAGCGGAGCTCGCGGCTAAAACCGCGAAACCCGACGCCGCAGCCACGCCACCAGCAAGTGAACCAGCGCCGGCACCAGCCGCCGCCGAGAGCACTGCCGAGGCGTTTACTGAGGCGGAGCCGGTTGAACCGAAGTACGAGGATTTTGCGACCGAAGACGATCAACTGATAGCTTACAACCGCGCGCTGGCAAAGCATACGCGGGAGTTGAGCCGATGGGATCGGCGTCGCGAAGCCCACGAAGCTAAGGTCGCGGCCGACAAAGAACGCAGGGAAACGGCACAGGCCCAGGAGATCCAGAACGCGCGCCTCACTGAGTTGAACGGCAAGCTCGACGTAATCCGGAAGGAATTCCCGGATTTCGACGACGTCGTACAGCACGGTAATGCGCTCAGTCAGGCACTCCAGGCCGCATCGACCGTTGCACCTGGCGGACTCAAAGCTGCGTATCTTCTCGCGAAGGATCCGGCCAAGCTCGCGGAATTTAACGAGCTGACCAAGGAGACCCAGAAAGTCAAAGGCAGGGACGTTCCCACCCAGGACGCCTACAATTTGGCTCTCTATCTTCTCGGCCAGGCCGCCGGGCTACCGGCACCTGCATCTGCGGCCCCACCAGCCGCCGCTATTCCATCAAGCTCCAGTCAACCCCGGGAGGAACGACCGGCTCCAGTGCCGGCCCGTGGACGCGCCGCAGGCGAACAGCGCAGGGAAGATTTATCCGGAGATGCTCGACGCGACCAATTGGCCGCCGAGCTCGGCCGCTAAATTCTCTGACGCCGTAAGCCGCGCCAGTTTCACTCGTCTCCAGCCCACAACCTAAGCGCACCTCGCGGGTCGCGCTCATAGGAGCTTCTTACCGTGGCACTGCTGACTAGTGACATGATTCTCGATCAATTTCTGAACCGTCTCGAAGCTGAGACCGCCATCATGAAGATGGCCGACGGACGGTTCGACAAGGCATGGGGCGACGGGCCGGCGAAGGGCCGAGCCGTAGCGTTGCGCCTTCCGATTTACGTAACTGGCCGGCGCGGCGAAGAAGCCGATCCGCAAGCGGTGGACGAGCGTTCGGTTCTCTTGCAGATCCCGGATGCGTTCGGCGCCGACACCCTGATCACGGACTCCGACCTGGCGATGAGCCTGACGGATTTCGACAAGCAGTTCATCGCGCCCTCGGTTGAGCGCGTGGCCTCGGACATCGCCAACGATGCCTGCCGCGCCATGTTCTTCGGGACGCACAACTTCGTGGGCGTGCCGGGGACCGTTCCGACCTCGCTCGACACCTACCAGGACGCGCATCGCCTGCTCACGCAGGGCGGCGCCCCGGTCGGTCTGAACAACCGCGCCATGCTGGTCGACGCGGCGATGGACCAGAAGGCCGCGGCCGCCGGTCGCCTGCTGACCCAGTCGGCTATCCAGATCAAGGATCAGTACGAGCAGGGCAACATGGGCATCTTCGGCGGCGCGAAGTGGTCCATGGAGCAGCACCTCTACCAGTTCACGGTAGGGTCGGTCGCTTCTTCGGTCCCGCGCATCAACGGCACCCAGGTCCCGGGCGCCTCCGTCATCACCGACGGCTGGGGCATCGGCACCACCACCATCAACGCTGGTGACAAGATCCAGTTCGAGAATTCGTTCATGGTGCACCCGGTCAACGGCCGCGTGTACGCGGACCGGATGACGTTCACCCAGCAGGTCGACGTCTCCGACACCGCCGGCGCGATCACGCTGACCCTCGATCCGCCGCTCGAGCCCTCCGGTCCCTACCGGAACGTCTCGGCGCTTCCGATCAACGACGCCAAAGTCTACGTCTATGGAAAGACGGACGGCGACCTCGATGCGATCTCGGGCAAAAACGGGACCGCCGGCATCCTGATGCACCGCTCGGCGCTGGTCTATGCCTCGCCCGAGCTAGAGCTTCCGCAGGACGTCGACCGCTTGAGCGGCCGCACGCGCTCGGAACGCATGAACCTCTCGATCCGGCTGTGGCGTGCCTCCGATATCCGGAGCGGCCAGCGGATCACCCGATTCGACATCTTGTGCGGATTCCTGGTGCCGCAACACCAGCGGGCCGCGCTGATCCTGTCTGCGTAACCCAAGGAAAAGAACTGGAGACCACCATGAAAACCTTTCGAACCATCGTCCTGCTTCTATGCTTCGGGGCGGCCTTGGCGAACGCCCAGACCGTCCTCAACCAGACCACCCTCGCGGCGGCGCTGCCGATCAACACGTCGACCGTGCGCCTGACCTCGGGGACCGGCGTCGCAGCGCCCGGCCGCAACGGGACCAATCAAATCGTGCTGGTGATCGAGCGCGAAGCGATGCTCGTCGCGACCACGCCCGCGACCACTCAGCCCACCGTCTATCGCGGCCAGTTCGGCACTTCGCGCGCAGCTCACCCGTCGGGCGCCACCGTGTACGTCGCCCCCGTGGCAGCTCTTGCACGCGGCGCAACTCCGTCGGGCTCGTGCACTAGGCCTCTCCTCTACGCGCCGCTGATCTACGTTCCGCCTGTCGGCCCGGGCGCGGTTACCTTCGATTGCCTGGGCGGCAAGCTCGTCCAGACCAATCCGCCGGTAGCATCCGTCGGGGCGGTCGTGGCCTCGGCGACCACGATCGTACCGACCGGGACCTTCTTCACCGTCTCCGGCACCACCGCGATCGCGACCATCACCGTTCCCGCCGGGTTTGGACCGGGCAACTGCATCGGCATCAATCCCACCGGAATCTTCGCGACCACCACCGCCGGCAACATCGGCCTGATCAGCTCGGCGTCGGTCGTCGGCCGCGTGCTGTTCATGTGCTGGGACGGGACGAAGTGGTGGCCGAGCTACGTTTCGTAAGCGACGAAAGGAAAAGAGGAACCAGAAAATGAACCGACCAGTCAAAGCGACCGACATCGTCAACTTCGTAATGAAAAACGGGGAGTTTCGGCCCCTCGTGATCGTGCGGTCCTGGGATCGTCTTCCCGCCGCCGTGCTCGTGAGCCCACCCGTCGAAGCCGTTCCACGGCGCCCGGGCGAACAGGTGAAGTTCCCGACGCACAACCAGCCCTCGCAGATTCCGGTGACGCATGTCTGCGGCGTGCTCTACATCGATCCCTCGGTCGATGCCACCAACATCCCGGGTGTGCTCGCGCGTGGCAGCACGCAGCCCAGCACTCTCCCGCAATCGCCGTCCGCCGCCACCCTCGAGGCGCAAGTCGCGCGTGGCAAAGTGACTGGCGCGTCGACCGACGAAGTCAACGCCGGCAACGCGGCCGCCCAAGAGCTCGAGCGGCGTCGGGCCGCAGGCGCCGGCCATCCGGCCGCAACTCCGCCGGCAGCGAGCCCGGCGCTTCACACCCGCACGGCCGAGCTGCAAGCGCAGATCACTCGTGGAAACGCTCCGGATGCGACACCGGCAGAGATCGCGGCCGGCAAAGCGGCAACCCTCGAGCTGAACCGGCCGCCGGCAGGTTATCCGGTCGCGCATCTAGCGGCGGGCGCGTTCCAGGTCTGGATCGAGTCCGCTGTCTACGACGATCACCAGTCCAAAGAGCCCGGGACCTGGCACTGGCCGAAGGGCTACTAATCGCCGCAATGCGGAAGACCAAAATCTTCACGGCCGGCGGGACCATGCAGCAGATCGCCGCCTACGACAAGGGTGAGGTGCTTGCCTCATCGATCATCGTGCAAATGCTCGCTGGAGCTGCGGGTGCCCTCGGGTACTTGCAGCTCGGCGTGCCCAAGGGAACGGCGGCCGATGCGACCAAAGCATTTCAGATTCCGGCGGCCGCGAGCGCGACCGTTCCGGGTGCGCCTTTTGTCTATCAGGTCAGCGAGCTCGAATCCGGCGAGCGAATCGATCTGAGCGAAGCCTTCATCGACGGCGCCCACGCGGGCGACAAGATTCTCGTTAGCTGGTGGGAGATCCTCAAATGAATCACAGCGAGCACTATCCGACGTTCATCGAAAACCCGAAGACGCACGCGCGCGTCGCGGTCAAGACGCCCTACGATCACCACCGCCAGCTACTGGCGTGGAAGCAACCGGGCCTCGATCCCGTGCCGGCGGCGCCGGTGGATCCGGTAGCCGAGCAGCGCAGAATCGCTGATCCGATCTACCCGATGATGGTCGAACATCCCAAGAGCGGCGTGCGCGTCCGCGTGGAGGATGCCGCCGACCACCAGCGGCAGCTCAACGAATGGGCCAACCCGAAGAAGCCCAGCGCTCCCGCACCTCCGGCGCCACCTCCGGCAAGACCGCTGCAATCCACCGGCGCGGCCAAGGCCGGCGCCACCACGAAGACGTCCGGCGCGAAAGGCGGCCTCCAACCGCCCACCGTCGAGGAGCTCATGAAGAAGGGCTACCAGAAGGGCCTGGCGACCAGGATGGCGGACGAGGAAATCCGCAAGTTCAACGCGGGCGAGGCGCCCTACAAGGACTAGGCCGGCATGGGCTTGCACACTTCAAGCCATCACATCGTGATGGGCGACAGCATGGGGGGCGTGACGGGCGCCCCGACGACGGCCGTCACCAACAAGTCCAAGCACGTTCCCAGGCCTCGCGCGGTGCAGCGGCCGCGCGCAATGGCGAAAGCCGTGACCAAATCGACGGGCGGGCTCGACCACTACAAGCCGCGCCGCTGAAGGAAGCTATGGCGAAAAAGTCCACCAAGCCGCCCATGAAGACGCCGAAAACGGTGACGCCGCGGCGCGACCATTACGGGCCGCGCGCGTTCCCGACGAGACGGGTATAACCAGCGATGCCAATTCTCGTCGAAGACGTCATCGACCAGGCCGCCGGGCTGATCGGTGCGCTCACGCAGGGCACCGGCCTCAACCAGTCGGAAAAGGATGACGGCTTCTTCAAGCTCAACGTGCTCGTCGACGAGTGGAATGCGGATCCGCTGAAGCATTACGCGATCCAGTCCGAACAGCACACCCTCGCGTCGCACACCCCGACCCTGACCATGGGCCCGGGCGGGACGTTCTCGGCCGTGCGGCCGGTTGTGATCGAGTCCGCCGCGATCATCCTCGACGGTCTGAAGCACCCGATGGAGCTGATCAACAAGGCGCAGTACAACGCGATCCTCGAGCCCCTCGGCGAAATGAAGGTGCCGCGCAAGCTGTACGACGATGGCGGCTTCCCGATGCGGACCTGCAAGCTCTGGCCGGTCCCCTCGGGCACGCCGGATCTCGAGGTCAATTCTCCGTTCATCATCCAGCCGTTCGCCGCGCTCAACAGCGCGGTGTCGCTTCCGCCGGCGTATCTCAAGGCACTGATCTACACGCTGGCGACGGACCTAGCTCCGTCCTTCAGACTCCAGCTCGATCCCTCGATCCCTCAGATCGCGGCGCAGGCGCAAGCGGCAATGAAGGTGCCGAACGTCCTCAACGCGCAGCCCGCCCTTAGATTCGAAGATCCCGCCGGCGGACCGTCGCGCGGCACGGCCACACCGCAACCGCAGCAGCAGCAGGCTTGAAAACCATGGAGACACGATAAATGGCGGCTACCTTTCACTGGGCTGAAGACAACGGACCTCAAACCGGCGGCCCGCCGGTCCACGGCACGACTCGTTCCGGGTTCGGCGCGGATGTCAACTATCCGACCGACATGGACTGGAAGGATGCGGACGACTGCACCGCCAACGGCGGCACGGCGTTCGCTGATGCCCCGATCGTCGGCGGCGATAACAGCTACCGGAAGTATCTGTACGCGCACTTCAGCGGCGCGTTCAACACGATCCTCAACGTCCTCTGGTCGCTGCACACGGCGGGCACGTCGCCGATGGGAACCGGCCTGACCCTGGTCGGCAAAGTCTCCTCGGTGTATGCGACGCCGATCAAGACCGCGCTCGCCGGCGCGACGGATTTTAGCGCGACCGTGGCGATCGGCGCGGGCCTCGCGGTCAGCCTTTCGACCACGGGCCCCGAAGATGCGGCGCCGACTGCGACCCTGGTCGCCCCTGGCTACTCGCAGTACTTGATCAGCCAGCTCCAGACCGACATCTCGGCCACCCCGGGCGACACCCCGGCGATCACCGCAACGCTTCAGTACGACGAGAACTGAGTTTTCAAAGGAGAGCAATACCATGCCTCTGGCCTACCTGTTCACTGCGCTTTTCACGGACGGCTCAACTATGAGCCAGACCCAGGAGGACCGCTCGGCCACCGTCGAAGGCAAGAACGCCTTCCATGACGTGCTGCAGCGCATCACCGATGTCGAGGTGTTCGCGCTCCACTCCGCGACCGTCATCGTGCGCGTCGATCTCAGGACCGGATTGTTCACGCTGAACGGCTGCACCTTCCAGGCCTCCGACCCGTCCATCCCCAACCTGAAGGACGCGCCCCACTTCCGCCTGGTCTATTTCAAACGCCACCGCCGCCACTTCCAGCAGGGCGCCGGCGAAGTCGGCCACGAGATCGAGTATCACCTCGGCTGGCAGACCACCATCGACGGCAAGAACTACCGTCAGACGCTCGCGCTCAGTTAGGGGAAACACATGGCTTTCACTGCGACCACCGAATGGGACGTGCGAACGACGGGGAACGATGCCAACGGCGGCGGGTTCGATGTCGCTTCCTCCGGCACCGACTACTCGCAGCAGGACGCGGCCCAGGTGTCCTTCACCGACCTGGTGATCGACGCTGTCACCAACACCAAATGCACCAGCGCGGCGAATCCCTTCACGGCCGCGCACGTCGGCAACATCATCAAGATCACGGCCGGGACGGGCTTCACGGTCCAGCGGGTCCAGATCGTAAGCGTCACCGCCGGCGTCGCGACCTGCGATAAGTCGCTCGGGACCTTGGCGAGCACTGGCGGCACCGGCAAGCTCGGCGGCGCCGTCCTCACCCTGGCCCAACTCTGCGGGAGCCCTACGATCTGCGTGAGCGGCAACACCGTCCACGTGAAAGCGGGAACGTATGCTCTCACCGCGTCGGTCAATCTGGATTCTGCCGGTAACAACGCCAGCACGATCGGCCCGGTCTTTGTCGGCTACCAAGCCGCGCACCGTGACGGCGGGACACGGCCGCTCATCACCACGTCGACCAATGCCATCCGGCTCTTTATCATGGGCCCCGGGTATTGGCAGTTCGTCAATATCAACTTCAGCAACACCGCAGCCACGCGCGCGGATGGCTTCTGGTGGGGCGGCACCAGTCCGAACGGTGTCGCCTTCCGCGACTGCATCCTCGACGGCTTCGTCCTCGGCGTGAACGGGGATAACAACGCGGGCGGCGCCGGCGCGGTGTTCTTCGTTCACTGTGAAGTCAAGAACTGCACCTCGCACGGTGTCGCCATCTGGTTCAGCGTCTACGCTCAGGGCAGCTATTTCCACAACAACACCGGCGCCGGCATCTTCATGAACGCCGCGGGCGTTGTGATTCTGGTCGAGTCGATCGTCGCCTTCAACGGCGCCGGCGGACTGGGAGCGTCGAGCAGCTTAGGCCGCGTGTGGTCGATCAACAGCGTGATCGCGCTTAACACCGGCAGCGGCATCGCATCGGCCATTCTGACCCTGGTCAATACCATCGTGTACGGCAATACCGCCTGGGGCCTCAACGGATCGACGCTCTCGCCCACCAGCGCGAACAACGCTTTCGGCGCGAATACCTCCGGGAATTACAACCCAGCCGCGAACGCGATTCCGCTGGTCGCGGCCTTCATCGCCCTGACGGCCAACCCGTTTACCAATTCGGCCGCGCATGACTTCTCTCTCAATTCGACCGCTGGTGGTGGCGCGGCTTGCAAAGCCGCCGGACTCCAATGGAGCTAATCACCGATGGCTCTTGACATCGGCGCACTCCAGACCACCGCCCGGGATATCGGCGCGCTCCAGTCAACCGCGTTGGTCACCGCGACCAAAACGATCGCAGGCCAGGCGCGCGTCCAGGCCACGCCCGCCGACACGATCGTAGGCCGGGCGCGCGTCCGGGCCACACTCGCCGAGGAGATCACAGGCCAGGCGCGCATCCAGTCCACGGAATCCCCCACCATCCAAGGCCAGGCGAACGTGATCGCGCCCGGGTCGCGGCTCCGCCGCATCGTAGGCCAGGCGCGCGTTAAGGCCACACTCGCCGAGGAGATCACAGGCCGGGCGGCGATCGAAGGAACCACTACCCAAACGCTCGCGGGCCAAGGCAGAGTCCAGAAGCGGGCGCCGCTCCAGAACATCACCGGCCAGGCGTTCCTCCAGCTCCGGCGCTCCCCGACCATCACCGGCCGCGCGAGCATTGTCGGCCCGGGTCTGGTCGTGGTGACAGTGGCCGCAAACGGTTCGGTCGTCGTGGTGAAGGTGGAACCAGACGGTTCGGCGGCCCTCACGGTTCAAAGACAAGGGAGTGCAACATGATTTTCGATATCGGCGATTCCGCGCGGCTCGCGGTCACGTTCGCGAACCAGTCGGGAGTCCCCACCAATCCGACGGCCGTGGTGCTGACCATCTGGGCGCCCGACGGCACAGTGTCGACCCCCGCGCCGGCGAACGACTCGGCGGGCGCTTACCACTACAACCTCTCGCTCACGCAGTCGGGGATTTACCGCTTCAAGTGGCAGGGCACGGGCGCGATCGCAGCGGTCGAGGAAGGCGAGGTCATCGTCAAGCCGTCGATCCTGGTCGCGCAGCCTCCGGGCACGATCCCGGTGAAGACGCTGATCGAGGCCGGGCTCCGCCTGGCTGGCCTGATGGACGCCGCCCGACGGCAAGCGAGCAACGAGCAGCTCGACGAGGGCGTCGAGACGTTCAACTCGATGATGGATTCCTGGCGCGCGCAGTCCTGGCGGGTGCCGGTCGTCACGCGCGTTGTGTTCGCTCTGAGCGCTGGCACGCGAGACTACACGATCGGGCCGGTAGGCGCCGGGCCCAGTCACTTCACCGCGCCGCGTCCGCCTCGGCTGTTCCATGCGGGCCTGGTCCTCACGACTCAGAACCCCAACCCCGAATGGCCGCTCGAAGTGCTGAGTTACGAGCAGTACACCGAGATCCGAGGGAAGCTGTGGACGAGCTCCTGGCCGAGCGGGGTGTATTTGGAGCCGACCTTCGCCGCCGGCAACGCGACGCTCCACTTCTTCCCAGGTCCGACCACCGCGCCGTCGGTCGCCCTCTACCTCGAGCAGAACATCACCGAGGTCTCCGGGCTCACGGCGGGCCTGGTGCTCCCGCCCGGCCACCGCAAGGCGATCGAGGAAAACCTCGCACTCATGATCGCCGCGCGCAATCCGAAGACGGCCAAGCCTGGCCCGACGCTCCGCACCGATGCCGCCGAATCGCTCCAGGTCATCGAAGCGCTGAATTACCGGCCGACCACAAAGCAGAGCGACTTCCCGCACCGTGCCGGCCGCAGCGACATTTACAGGGGGCAATAAAGCATGGCGCGTTTTGACGGATTTGTCGGCGGAACCTACCGGGCGTACTCGCTCGCCGGCGCGTGCGATCGCGCGATCAACCTCTACCCGGAGGTGATCAAGTCCGGCACCGGGCCGAACCGTCTCAATTTCTATAACCGTCCTGGGACCACGCTGTTCTGCACCCTTCCCTTCCGCTGCCGCGCGATGTGGGCTGGCAACAATCGGCTGTTCGCCATCGGCGGCTCGCACCTCTATGAAGTGAAGCTCGACAATAATGGCGCGTTCGTTTCGGTCGTCGACTTCGGCGTGATGGCGGACTCCGTCAATCCGGGCTGGATCGAATCCAACTCGAACCAGCTCGCGGTCTACGACGGCCGCACCGACGGAAGCATCTGGATCGCACCGCTCGACGGCACCCCGTCGGTCACCGAGGCGCTCACGCACTGCCGCGCGCTGACCTACATCGACGGCTACTTCGTGGCGCTGCGCGACGCCACATTCGGCAAGGGGAACCAGATCAACATTTCGGGGCTGTTCGACGGGCTGACCTGGGACGAGCTCGACTATCAGACGCGCACCACGCGGCCCGACACGATCCGCCAGATCATCGCGGACCA